AGGAAGACATACCAAAACTGTCTGAAATAAGTCTTGGTCGTGTTGGTGGCGCTGGGCCAGTCAGCGGCGGTGGCGCGGCTCGAGAGGGCGGCACGGGCAGTATTACACCTAGTTTGCCAAGTATGCCTAGTTTGCCCCCAGCAATTATTGGTGGCGGCGGTGGCTTAGGCGGTGGCGGTGGCGGCGGTGGTGGCGGTGGCGGTATTGGTAGCCCGAACGACCTAGTAACAATACAAGGCGCTTTAACAACGTCAGGCAACGCTGAACGCATTGCAGCGCGTAGTAGCGGTGGCGTAACAATAAACGTGACAGGCGGTATGTCAACTAGCGCCGAGATCGGGCAAAGCGTGCTAAACAGTTTGCTGGCCTACCAGCGCACTAACGGCCCACTTGATTTACAGATTGCGTCGTAATGGCAGGCACGTTTGTTGTCGCTAGTGGCAACTATGACCTAGAAATTGACACAGGGTTTTTAGTTGACACGTTTACGCTTGACGATTTAACCTCAGGCGTTTTAGATAACACAAAATTTGTGCTTACTGGTACAACAGATTTTGCAAGTGTGCTTGACGGCGTTAACAGCGTTACGGTGCGTCGCGGCCGTCGCGATCAAGGCGATCAATTTAGTGCTGGCACAATGTCGTTTACAATGCTTGACACGGCGGGTATTTTTAACCCGTTTGATACGCAGTCGCCGTACTACGACACACCGCAATCGCAACCGGGTTTAGCACCTATGCGTCGAGTGCGCTTGTCGCGTTACAGTTCGCTAAACGTTAAAGAGTACCTCTTTGTCGGCGTAGTCGTAAATTTTGATTACAATTTTGCGCTAGGCGGTCTTGACACCGTAACCGTATTTTGTGCAGACGATTTCTATTTGTTAGCACAAACATATTTAGACGAATTTAACGTTAGCGAGCAATTGTCTAGCGCTCGAGTCACGGCGGTACTTAATCGGCCTGAGGTTGCGTTCCCAGCGTTAACGCGTGACATTGCTACAGGTACACAGACGCTTGGCGGTGCAGCGGCGTTTACAATTCCGCAGGGCACAAACGTGCTTGGCTATTTGTCTGACGTAAACGAGGCTGAGCAAGGTCGCTTGTTTATGTCGCGTGACGGCGATTTAGTGTTTGACGCTCGATTAGGCACAACGCTTACACCGTCGGTAGCGGATTTTCATGACGACGGTACAAACATTCCGTACAACGGCGTAGGCATAACTTTTGAAGCCGATCAGGTAACTAACCGTGCAGTCGTACAAATACTCGGCAGTAACAATCCGCAAGTCGCTGACGACGCTGGCAGTCAGGCAAAGTATTTTGTGCAGACTTACAGCATTACTAACAGCCTTTTGCATGACAACAGCGCCGCACTTGATTTGGCGGTCTATTTGCTTGACCCTGAACCTGAAGCACGGTACACGTCTTTGGCTACGTCGTTTGCTTTGTTGACTAGCGCGCAACGTGACACGGTGGCTGTGATTGACGTAGGCGACACGATTACGATTGAAAAGTCGTTTACGTCAGGCGTGACAACTACCGAGTTAGCACAAGAATTGGCAGTCGAGGGCATTGAGCATACGATTAGCGTTAATACCGGGCATAGCGTTACTTATTACACGTCGCCAACCGTCATTGTTTATGAGTTAATACTTGATGACTTGTCGTTTGGTATCATCAACGCGGACAACGCTCTAGGGTAAAGTAGGCAAATATGACAACACCGTTTCCGTTTGTTGCTGGTCAGGTTTTGACGGCCGCGCAACTTAACGACATACAAAATTTACCGATATCGGACAAGACGGCTAGTTACGTTTTAATTGCAGGCGACGAGACTAAGCGCACAATTATGAACGCTGCAGGCGCTACAACAATTACGGTTAACAACTCGATCTTTACGGTTGGCGATGTTATTCAGGTCGCTAACAAAGGTGCAGGCACTTGCACGATTACTGCAGGTGCAGGCGTAACTATTAACACAAGCGGTTCACTAGCATTGGCGCAAAATGGAGGCGGATACTTATTAGCACTTTCGGCGTCATCGTACATTTTTTTTAACCTAGGGGGCGGCGCAGGAATTCCAACCGCCATAAATTATCTTGTTGTCGCTGGTGGCGGCGGCGGCGGTAATGGTGCTGCTGGTGCAGAAAATGGTGGTGGTGGTGGTGCTGGCGGTTTGCGTAGCACGGTTACGGCTACTGGTGGTGGCGGTAGTTTAGAAACTGCGTTTGCACCTACTAGCGGTGTTACTTACACAATTACGGTTGGCGCTGGTGGTGCGTCGAATACAAGCGGTGTAGATAGCAGCATTGCTGGTACAGGTCTGACAACTATTACTTCAACTGGTGGCGGTCGTGGTGATGGTACAAACGCGGCAGCGGCCGGCGGTAGCGGTGGTGGCGGTGGCGGTAATACGGCTGGCGCTGCGGGTAGTGGTACAGCGAATCAAGGTTTTGCAGGCGGTGCAGGTCAAGGCGCAGTATCACCGTTTAGGGCAGGTGGTGGCGGTGGTGCTAATGCTGCAGGTGTTGCAGGGACAGTTGCGGCTGGTGACGGTGGTAATGGCGTTACGGTTGCAATATCAGGGTCGTCAGTAACTTACGGCGGTGGCGGCGGCGGTGCTGCGATCGTCGGTGGCACTCAAGGTCAAGGCGGGACAGGTGGCGGCGGCAAAGCAAACAGCGCAGCGGCAGGTGACGCAGGTACAGTCAATCTTGGCGGCGGCGGCGGCGGCGGTAGCGAACAAGGCAGTAGTGCTGGCGGTGCAGGCGGTAAAGGCGTAGTGATTTTGCGAACACCTGACACAGTTGCAGTTGGACTTACAAGCGGTGCCACAGTTACGCAATCAGGTGGATTTTATATTTACACATTTAACAACAGCGGCACGATTAAGTGGGGCGTGTAATGGCATATTTTGCAAAACTAGAAAACAACATAGTCACCGAAGTCATCAGCATTAGCAACGATATTTGTGGCGAACCGACATTGACATTTCCTGACACCGATAGCGCAGGCCGCGCATACATTGCTAACGGACTAAAATTTGCTGGCACTTGGGCGCAAACAAGTTACAACGCAAACTTTCGCGGTTGTTACGCAGGTATTGGATACACATTTGACCCGTTACTAGGCGAGTACGGCGAATTTGTGCCGCCGCAACCAGTTGAACCGTAATGCAATGCGATACGGGCTATTTGCGTTGATACTTGTGTTAACGGCTTGCGAAACAACACGCGACAACACACTTACCGTCAAAGCACGAGTCAAAAACATGACGCTAGATAACTGCAACGTGCCTGACCGATGCGGCATAACACCATGACTCGACACAGATACACAGCAGACGAACTACACGCACGCATGATCGTCACCGTAGGCGTACTACTAGCAATAGTTTTTAGCACCATAGTTTTAGGCATGACCTACGGCCTGTTGTTTGTGTCGCAACCTGAAAAACAAGCACCAAACGACGCGGCGTTTATAGATCTAATGTCAACAATTGTTGTGTTTTTAACTGGCACATTGTCAGGCATTGTTGCGTCTAACGGCATAAAAAAACCTACTAAATAGCAATGCCTAACCGCGCTTACATAATTACACAACAGCCAGTCGTAAAGTCTGCGTTGGCTGGCACAGCAGAATGGGCGCGACTTGCTTGTTTGCATAGCGCTGGCAGTTTGTGGAATAACGGCACATGGGTAGTACGCGACGTACGCAACAGACCCGGCACGATCAGCAACCATGCTCGAGGGCTGGCAATGGACTTGTCATACCGTTGGCTAAACCAAAAAAAACTTGGCAAAGCAGACGGCCGCAAAGCGTCACTAGCGTTTATTGTTAAGTGTTTAGAAAACGCAGACCATTTGGGCATACAACTTGTGATTGACTACGCGATGCAAAGGTCATGGAAATGCGATCGTGGCACATGGCAACCGCTACCAAGTGTTGAGCAGGGCGACTGGTATCACATAGAGATTGACCCGCACGTCGCCAACGACCCGATCATTGCAAAACAGCGCTGGCAAGCCGTTTTCGGGGTATCACCGACAGAGGCAACAAAACCTGTTTAGGCTGGTCACCTACCGAGAAAGTAGGTCACTATGACACTCATCAGCAAACTTGCAATATCGCTATTTATTAGCGTCACGTCAATATTTATTTTGACACCGCCGCCTGCACCCACAGCCGACGATTTAGCAGTCAGACAACCCGAGGTATTTGAGGGCTACGGCCGACCAGTTGACATACCTAGCACTACAAGCACCGTGCCTATAACTACGCCTATAACGCAACCTGACGCGTGTCAGACCGTGTTTGACATGGCTCGACACGTCGGCTGGGCTGAACAAGACCTGACACAACTAATCGCAATCGCTTACCGCGAAAGCCGGTGCAACCCTGCAGCGTTTAACCCGACCGACCCGAACGGCGGCTCAGCTGGGGTTATGCAGATCAACTATTTTTGGTGCAAACCTTCGTCGTATTACGCCAACGGCTACTTGCAGGCATACGGCCTATTACGCACCTGCGACGACCTATTTGACCTTGAGGACAATTTGCGTAGCGCGTTAGCGATTTTTAGATACTCGAATGGGTGGCGTGCATGGTCACTTTAAAACACCTGTTTTTGGCAACCGTCTTGACGGCGTACACCTACCTGATAATGTCAGTCACCAACAAACGAAAGGCAAGAGATGACCGAGAACATCGACCCAAGAACTGACCCACAATTCCAAGCGCTTAAACACGTCATGGAACAGATCACACAAAACAAAGTGCCGATACGTCAGCCGTGGGAATTGGCAGCGCGTAGCACGCTTCGAGCAATCCAACACGAGATTGACGACCGCAACGTACTTGACGACGCAGAACTAATTGACGTACTAAACCAAACACGCATAGAAATTAAATATTTGTTAAGCATCATTACCGATCTTGACGAGCGCGTTAAAGAACGTGACGCAGAGGTCAGCCGACTTGAGAGGTGGGCGCACCGTGCTAACTAAACACGAACGACACCGTATGCGGGTTGCAATGGTGGAAAGCCAAGCCAGCGCAAACGCTAAATGGACACCACAACAACAAATGCAAGTAGATGCGGCCATTGTCAAAATGGCGCGTATGTTGCCACGCTTTACAGCCGATCAAGTTTGGTACGAGTTAGGCGCGTCATTCCCGGTTACGAAAGGCATGACCGCTCGACTACTGGTAGCGCAACGTAACGGCGTTATAAAAAACACGGGCGAAATTACGTTTGCTGAACGTGGCGGCGAACACGATCACGCGCAACGTCTAACAATATGGCAATCGTTGTGAGCGGATTCAACCTTGACAATTACGTTGACGTACCTACACGTTTAGGCATGGCACTTAAAAAATATCCTGATCTACGCATACAAGAAACGCATCGCGAGATCATAGAGATGCCTGACAAGTCAT